TGCCCACCGGGAACGCAACCGTGCCGCTAGCCGGGACGGTCAGGGTCAGGCTAGAGCCGTTCATCACGACGGACTTGCCACGGTCGGCCAGAATAAGTTGGTAGTTGGCCGTTTGCTCGTTTTGCGGGGCGTCTCGATACCCTACTGCCCAATTGGAACTTGTTGGGGCGTTATCGGGGATAGCAGGGGTGCCGGTAAACGTCGGAGAGGCCAAAGGGGCATAAGTCGCTGCCGCAACCGCAGTAGTTACGCCATCCGTAATGCCATACCCCGCAAGGGTGGTCGGCTTGCCGCTGACATTGGCCCACGGCATCGTAGAGACTGACAGGTCGTTGATGCCAGGAATGTCGTCATAGGTGCGAATCTGCACATTGGTGGAGTCGGTCAGGACGAACCGATACTTCACCCCTTCGGCCAGCCACATATCCTCCGGCAGTCGGCCAGAAGAATCCAAGACGATGGGATTGCTGTTGACGGCCACTCCCGTGTCCGACGTATACGTCGCCGTGGGGGTAGAGGTTCCTGCGGTGTAGGTGTAAATCTTCCCGCCCGACAGGATAACGCCGTCGTTTGTGAAAAATTGCGTACCCGCCCCTGCAAAGCCTGAAAGGTAAACGGTCATATGTAAACCTGCGTCATGGTGAGAATGACTGACGGAATGGCCGGGACAACCCCTGCCGCTGCCGTCGCTTGCAACCGCACGGAGGTATCGTCAACGGCCCACATCAACTCAAAGTAGTCGCCGTCTGACATGGACACGAACAGATTGGCAGCGACGAATATTTCGCCGTTGTTGTTCTGGATGCGTACTTGCGAAGCGGAGTTGGCGATGTTGTTGCCGTTGATTCGCCCCCATACCCAAAACAACCCGGTGCCGCCCGATGTTTTGTCGAGCTGGATGGAGAACTGCATATTGTAGATCGCAGGGCGCGTTACCTTGATATGCGAGGTGTTAGCCGGGTCTACATAAACGCCATAGGCGCTAGAGGACAAGTTGAAGGTAATCGGGTACGCGGTGTTGGTCGCCGCAGCCGTCTGCGTCGTTGAGTCAAAGAACTGCCCGTAGTTGACGGGGTTCGGCTCGTACCGCGCAGGGGCCTCAAGGAGCGCGTCTATCTGCGACTGAAGTACGGGGATAGAGTCCTCGACCGTGGAGGCCAAGGACGGGGTAAGTTCAAGGTCGGCAATGCTGGTAGAAGTTGTACCGCCGCCGGTCAAAGCGAACTGGTTGTTGAGGTAACGAAACCACTCCCGCGACACCAAGCCGGTGCGCTCGTCCACAAAGGGGACGCGAGGGGCGGGGATGTTCGTGATGTTGCTCACGCTGCCGTCCCCGTAACTTCAAGTTCCGCGCCCATGATGGCGACCTTCACCGGGTCAGTCCCGCTGATTTCGTATACGCGGTCGCGCAGTTTCATCGTCATGCCCAAACGTCGGTAAATAACGCGGGTTGCATACGAACCGGAACGTCCCATGGACGCCTGACGCTCTCCGCTCCACGTATGCCCGCCGTCGTCCGACCACCGCAGGATCATCTGCGGGTTAGCCCCCACGGTGGCGACCTGATCCAGAATGAGGTCATAGCCTTCGTCGTTCAAAAGCCCGATGAGGTAGCCAATCCCGGTTGAGCTGTACGCAGGGTCGGTGACGATGTAGCCCGTTCCGATACTGGATACAACGGGGTTTGTGACGGTGTAGTCCGTTGCCCCGCTGGAGGTTACCGTCCACGGCGGGCCGGGAACGACCTCAACCCCGCCCACGGACTGCTCTGTGCGGATGTAAAATCCATCTTCGGTAAGCAGGTATACGGTGTCAAAGGCGTCGTTGCCGGGAAGTCCTACGCCGCTCTCGCAGTCAATCTGAAGCGAGTGGTGGGCGCTACGCTTGAGGTTGTTCGCCCCCGTCGGCAAGGCTCTCCATGAGCGCAGCCACTTCTGCGTATCCCCGGCGTCGCTGTAGGTGTCAAGGTTGAACTCGTACAGTTTGCCGTTCTCGTAGTCTCCGAGCGTCGGCTTGCCGTTGAACCGCGCTTGATTGTTTGCACGGTGGCGCACAAAGTCGCCGTTGTCGTATGCCGCTCGTTCGTGCCACGATTCCGTAGCCGCGTCGTACACCCAAGTCGTGTCAGCGTCGGTGAAGTTCAGGACGTAGAACACATGGCCGTCCTGCTGATAGGTGTAGGCCGTAGCGTCCGAAAGGTTCCCGTATTGCTGAATAGCGTACTCAACGGCGTGAGTGGAAATACGCACCGCCTGGTAGCCCTGCGCCGTGTACACGATGCCCTGTCCCCGAGCGTCTGCGCCGAGCCAGAACACGCGGTTATCCATCTTGGCGACGGAGTAGGGGGCGATACAGCCGACTTCGTTATACGCGCCTTGGATGCGCGACAGCGGAAAGTCCGCTTCACCGGAGTTGTACCAGACCTCTACGGAGTTGGTGCCGAACAGCCACGCCTCGCGGTGGTCGATGATGAGCGATACCAACCCATCGGGGGAGCCTTCCGCAGAAGCAAAGTCAAGCGGGTCAATGGATGTGCCATCAAGCAGCGAGGTGACCCAAACTCGCTGACTGTCGGGTTCGTTAAAAACGAAATAGCCATCCAAGTATCCAACCGTTACCGCACCGGGAAAGTCCTCGTCGGTAATCTGTGCGAACGCCTGTGTAGATACATTGTAGATGTATCCATCAGGGTTTGCCGCAATGAAAATCTGTGTGCCGTTGTCGGCCATGGAGACGGAACCGCTGCCTGACACTACGCCTACATACGTGGCGACATAGCTCGTCGTGACGCGATAAAACTCGTTTCCAGAAACGACGTAAAGGTAACTCCCAAGGCTGTAAACGCCACGGATAGGCCCGGTGCCGATAGTCGCTTTTAGGACAAGGCCGGGACACCGCTGAAGGTACGCAGGTTCCTTGCCGCCTTCCGGGATGATTTCTGGAAAAAGGTTCACCATCCGGTTGTCGGCAGCGTTGACCGACCGGACGACGTAGGAGGAGCCTAAGACGGGAGACTTCACTAGAAGTTCCCAGAGTAGATATTGAAGCGCGGACGATTGACGATCAGCGCCGCTGGCATTGACATCACATCGTTCGGGTTGTTGATGCTCTTGAGGTTGCGCTTGCTGTACATCGCAATGCGGCGCACCTGCGGGGAAGGTTCTACGCCAAACTCCGGTGCGAGTTCACAGGCAAGGTTGTACCGGAACGCCCGCAGGTAACCCGGCGGGAACGCCATGTCGGTCCCAAGGGTCGCGGGCTGCGTCAGTTCATCAACCGAAATGAAATGGAACTCCAGCGCCCGAGTCGGTACGGGGTAGAGGTAGATTTCGATGTTGGGGTACGAAGCGTTGTACCAGAGAATCTGCGGGTACGTCGAAGTCACCGTTTTGACGGCGATGTTGTCGTACTGCTCTTGGTTGATCATTTTGATGCCAAACGACACGTTGGTCGAGGCATCGCGGAAATAGGTGGCGTCGTCAATCTCTACGGGACGGACGCCTACAAAGTCGCCAGAGGGGCCGAGGGTACGGCTGATGGTGCTGGACGGCCATGTGAACACTTGGTCAATGGTGGAGAACACGGACAGTCGTTCCGTATTCCACGAGTCCAGCATCTGGTTGAGCGCAAGCAGGGCGTCTTGCGAGGTCGCAGCCGACGGCACTTCGCCTTCAGCCAACACCCCGATCAGTCGCAACGCACCGTTGATCTGGTCGGCAGCGGTAGCCATGGTTACTCCTTACGCTTGCGCTTGGTGGCGAGATTATTTTCCGGCGGGGGCGGCGGCGCAATAGGGTCAAATACTTTCCACCCGTTAGAAACGTCAAAATCCACCTCAACTTGCGAGGTGGCAACCTTTTCCCCGTACACGGGGTGCCGCAGGTAGATGACCACAGGGGAATGCCCCGGCCACCCTTGCGAGTGACCGGGGCGATCCTTTAGGCCGTTCGGTAGACCGTCCAGGCGCTATCGCCTGTTCGTCGCCATAGCAGCTGTGCCGAGGAAGTCACAGCGATAGTAGCGCTACCGACGATGGTGACACCCGTACCCGCCGAGAGCGTAATGGCTCCCGCGCCGGTGCCGATGTTCACCACGCTCAACTCAAAGGTTGAGTCGGTCTTGGCATTTGCCAGAGCCGCGTCCAACTGCGCGCCCGTCGGGGTCACGTAGGCGGCAGCGGTGGTGCTGGGGTTTGCGACCATCAGACCGCCGTTGACCTGAATGGTCGTCAGCGTTGTTGAACCCGTGGCGGTGACCGGGGTGGTCTGTACGCCGAGGTAGACTTCAGAGACGTTGCCATCACCGAGCTGATAGCCGCCGCCAGAGACAGGAAAGCCAGGCATAGGGATACTCCTTAAATGTTGCCGTCGGTCACAGCACGATCAGGCCGACTGACGAGGACAAGATAGACCTCGCTCGCTGTCGGCGTAATCGAGGCGCCCGTGTTGTTGCTGAAAGTGATTGCCAGCGTGTTGTTAGCCGACACGCGGGAGTTAACGATACCGAGACCCGCTTGGGTCGTCGGCTTCGAAACTACCGCCATGTCGCCCATCAACAGCCCGTTGACCGTAAACGTCTGCTCTGCCGTGGTATTGGCATTGACAAGCGCAGGACTCAACGTGACGCTGAGAACCGACTGCTTGGGGATGTTGCCGAGTACGAAACTCATGGCATCAACCCCAGAGCCGGACAGCCATCTGCGGGCGAATCACCGAATAGCCGTACAGAACGTCGATACGGCACGGCATACGGTCGTTGTTGATGTCGTACTGACGGACAACGCGGAGCGAGATACCGTTGTGAACCTGACGCGAGGCCATGTCCACACCCTGCGGCATCAGAAGGTCTGCCGTCGCAAAGGCGATTGCATCCTTGTGATAGGCGAGGTTCTGCGGGAACTGCGAGGACGCAGCGCCCAAGAACGTCACCGTAGCCGAACTCTGCGGGAACGAATCCACCGTCGCCAGCGCGCTGACCGGCGTGTAGATCGCCGGGCTAATCGCCACGTTGGTGTACGCACCACCCGAGGCGGTCGCATCGGCAGTTACAACGAACTGCTGAAGCGAGCCGGTCGATTCACGGGTCTGCGGGTTGACCGCATACACGCTACCGATGGTAAACACATCGCCCTTCTTGAGCGTCTGCGTACCGGTGCCGGTCAGGTTGATGGTCGTGGCGCCCTGCGTGGTCACCGTCGAAGTCACCGAGTGAGAACCCGAGCGAGTGCCCGTGGTGAACTGCTTGATCGACTGCGACATGGCAAGTTCGTCAAAGCCGAGAATGCCCTCGCCGAACATACCGTTCTTGAACTGCGACGAGATCGTGCTGACGGGGTTGAACAGCCCCTTCATGCCTTCGATCAGGCCCGCGTTCGCAGCCGGGTTTACGGTGAGGTAGCGCGGGTTCATGCCCGCCGCCGACTCGTTCAGCCTCTGCTGCGCCTGAAGGAGCGCAAAAGAAGTGGACGGCGTGGTTCCCGGCGTACCGACCGACTGGTAGATGCCGTTGAAGCAGTTCGCCACATCGGCGTCGATGGACGCGGCAAGCTGCGAGATACGCGGCTTGAGAACGCGGTCAGCGAAGTCGTCCAACTGCATGGTCATTTCGGCAGTCGTGAAGTTCACGGCGATATGCTTCTGCGAGGACACGCTAAGGGTAGTGAACTGCTCGTTGTCGTCCTGAACCTGAAGCGCGGCACCGTCGGTGACGAGAGCGCGATCCGGGAGACGAATACGGAGCGTGGTGCCGATCTTGGCACCCTGATTGGCAAACGAGTTGTCGTACTGCCGGTTGACGTTGCGGGTGATTACAAGGTTGTTCTCGAGGATTTCGAGAGCCTTCCTCGTGATCATGTCGATTGTAAGAAGTGAATTAGACACAGCGGACTCCTAATGGTTTAACGACGGTGCTGCGCTTCCCACTTTTTGGCTTGGCGACGACGTTCGGCTTCGATCCATTCCGACGTACTCATGGCCGATATTGACCGTGGGTCGGTGGTGTCGTAGCCCCCGGCGCTGTTGCCTTTAGCCGTTACAGGCTTGATGGGAGGCGGGGCGTTGGTTGTCTTTTTGACCGGCGGGTTATCGGCCAACTTGGCCTCGATCCGACCGATCTCCTTGGCTTGCAGGAAAGGGGACAGGCGGGAGATACGATCCGCTTCCTTGGGGTTTGCCCCCAGATAGTAGGCCAAATCTGGCCCAATATCGGATGCCTGAATCGTCTGGGCCATCACGGTCGTGATCGGTAGCGCCGGGTTGTACGCGACTTGCTGGAAGTCCTCGTACTTCTCACGCGCCGCTTCTTCACGGTCGTGGTAAGCCTCCAAGAGAGCCATTTGCTCCCGCTCTGCCTCGCGCTTCGCAAGCAGTTCCTCGGCTTTACGGGAGGCGAGGGCCTCTGTATAGCCTTCCGGGTCTGCTTCCTTGTCGGGCAGCGCAGCCGGTTCCGAGGTCGTCGGAGCCTTGAGCGCCTGTTCTCTTTCCCACTTGCGCCGCTCTCGGGCAAGTCTCTTGCCGACCATCGCGTCCAACTCCTCTTGAGTGAACGTTTTGGCGGGCTTTTCCTCCGGCTGTGGCGTTTCCGCAACGACTTCAGGTTCCGGGGTAGCCGTGACCACCGGTTCCGGCGCGGCTTCTGCCGCTACGACTTCAGGGACAGTTTCGTCCGTCATGACATTTCCTTTCGGAGAACCTGGTCATCCGGGCCAGTACGGGTAAACTCTATATGGCGTGTAGCGTTTATGCAACACCTGTGTTATGCGGGCGCGACGGTAGTAACGGTACCGCTGCTGCCGCGATATTTGAGCGCACCGGATTCGACGTACAACTGGCCGACCCCGGCGGGGGACGTTGACGGGGCGGTGCCGTTGGCAAAAGACAACACTCGTTCGGCGTTGGTGCCAAACGAAGTTGTGCCAATGCCGAGGTTGAAGTTCACGATATTGAACGAATCCAACACGTTTCCGTTTACGCGGATGGCAAAACTTGACCCGCCGTAAAGCGTGTTCAGGGTGATTTTTGCCAAATCGCTGTTCATCGACCAGCCGTAACTCGACGTGGCATCGCGCTGCGTGTAACTGTTGGTAATGACGACCGTGGAGGGCGCGGTAAGGTTGGACGCCAGATTGCCCATAATGACCGCGTTGGTGCCGGTAGTTCCCGACACAGGCGAGGTGCAACTGTCAAAGTCGTTGAAGCGAATGCGGGTATCCGACACCGTTCCGGCAGAGCCGTTGTAAGTCAGCCCGCTAGTGCCGCCCTTGACGACGTTGCCTTCAATGACCGTGCGAGTCAGCGTAGCCCCGGAGTAGGCGTCCCACAGAATGCCGTTGGTCGCGCCAATGATCCGGTTGCGCGTGATCTGCGCGTCGGCCATCGTCCCAGATGCGGGACTCGTCAGGAAGATTCCGGTGACGCAATTCTTGATGGTGTTGTTGTCGGCTGTGACAAACGTGCCAGCGCCTTCTACCCGAATGCCTTGGATGTTGGTAGAGGCGGCACATTGCACGATGTTGCCGGTAATCGTGACGTTCTGGTACGTCGTGGACTCGTCGCAGATGATCCCGCATTCCTCAACAAGGTTGCCGTAGACCACCGCGTCGTCGGTCTGCACACGGATGCCGCCGCCACGATTGGCAACAGAGATGCCGTTGGTGACGTTCTTGACATGGTTTCCCCACACAGAGTTGGAGAATCCTTGCGGACTGACAGGGGCAGACCGAGTGTTGCCCTTGATGTTGATGCCTTGATTGTCGGCGCTACCTGCGGCATTTACGCCGTCAATGTAGTTGCCGTACACCTGGCCCCAACGCACCTTTGTGTAGATGCCCCAGCACTCGCCCGTGCCGCTTTGGTTCAGCGTCTCGATCTTGTTGTTGGCGACCGTGACGGCTTTGCCGTAGACAAGAATTGCCGCGAGGCTGCGGGTTCCGGTAGCCGACAAGTTGTTGAATCGGTTGTTTTCAATCCAGCCGTTCTTCCAAGTGTCTTGGTCGGCGTAGGTGTTGGCACCGATCAGCACCCCGTAAGCCGTTGACCCGCTTGTGCCAGCGCAGTTTTCAAAATCGTTGTTTTCAATCCGATAGTTGTTGATCGGCTTCTGAATGACAATGACGTTGCCGGTGCAGTTCACAAACCGGCATCCGCTGACGTTGAAGTAGTCAAACGAACCAGTCTGCGCGGTTGAGCGGCTGATGGCGCTCGTCCAACGGTCAAACACCACGTTCTCAATTTCAATGTTCGTAGAGGGCGACAAACACACCACCTGCGTTGTAGGGCCGCGCAGAGTGGAGTTTCCGCTTGCCCCGCTAATTGCCCCGCCAATGATGCGAAGCCGCCCGGTGGTCTGATACGCCGTCCAAGTGTTGAGTAGGTAGGTCGCGCCCATGCGCAACTGAAGCGTCTGCCCGTTTGCGATAGCCGCATCCATAGCCAAAACCATGGCGTTGGTATCGTCGTTCACGTTGTCGCCTACTGCGCCATACTGCTCGGGCGTAACAACCTGGCCGCCGCCAAACGCGGAAATCGTGGTATTCAGGGTGCTGCCGTTCTGCACGACCGGGACGAGTTCGCTTCCCGTCAGCGGCAGGGAAACGGGGGAAAGCTGCGAAATTTTAATGTTTGCCATATATCGCCTCAATAAAGCGGGAACGCCGCAGTCGGCGCGGTAAAGTTGGCGGTGTAGCGGGCAACGCCTTTGGTGATGCGGAGGTCGTCGATGTAGCCGTTGAGCGCGCCTGTGCCATCCCGAAACGTCCCAACCCATGGAGCGCCCGTGCCAGCCAAATAGTTGTTGCTGTCGGTGTAGGTGCTGCCAATTTGAGTGCCGTCCAAAAACATTTTGGTGCTGGTGCCAGAACGCGATACTGCAACGTGGTACCAAGTGTTGGTTGAGAGCGTGCCGCCACTTATTTGAGTTGCAGAGTTCACATAATAAATAAGCGAGGTAGTATTGGTATAAATCAACGGGTACAGCCCGTTAGTGCCTGTCGGGCGTATGTCCACAAGCGATTGGTTGCCCGAGACCGATCCCAGTCGCAGCCAAAATTCGATGGTGAAGTCACCCGTTCCAAATGCGTAGAGATTGGATGTGCTGGGGTTGCTTGGCAGATAATCCCCCGTCCCATCAAACGCAATGGACGCCCCACCCCACTTGCTCTGTGCCGTGCTGATCTGCGCATTGCCTACGGTCTCTAGGTCGTTCTTGGCAGTCGCGTCAAGGACACCTGCGTTGGTGAAGTTGAGCAGGAGCGAGGTGCCGGAGATAGCGGTAAGGGGGGCGGTCGGAGGCGTGAAGTTGGCCGTGTAGACGGCTGTGCCTTTGACGACGCGCACATCAGAAATGTAGCCGTTAAATGGTTGTGTTCCCGCGCTGCTTGAGCCAACAGACAAAGCATTAGTTGCATTGAACAGCGAACTGGAACTAGTAGTTGACCCGCCTGTTGCAGCCGTGCCGTTTAGGTACAACTGAAACGTGTTGCCATTCCTTACAACCGCGACGTGACTCCATGCATTTAACGTGAGCGGTGACGAAGAAACCAAATCAAACAATACGTTTGCGCCATCCGATGATGTTGCAAATCGCAAATTCCTGTTCCCGTCGTTGCTTAAAAGCAAAACCCAAGACAGCGTAGTTGATCCACCAGACCCGCTCCATTGCCCAACGATGATTGGCTGGTTAGGAGATGCCGCAGGGTAAACCCATCCTTCAACAGTAAAATTTCCAGTTCCAAACGACCAAACGTCATTGTCGGGGGCAGTTAGGTAATCGCCCGCCCCATCAAAAGACCCACTCCCGCCATTGGCGGCTGCGCTGTACGCAGCCCCAGAGGCGGGCGGGAACGGCGAAAACGTACCCTGCGTCGTGTTGCCGTTACGGGTAATCGTAAAGTTGTTGGTGGAGCCGTCAAGGAACGTGTTGTTCTGCGCGCCGTTTGTGCCGTTACCGGGCAGGAGCAGCGTCGTAGACGAAAAGAACGGGTCGCCGGGGATAGGGCCAAACAGGCCGAACCCTCTAGCAGATGCAACGCCCCGTGTTCCAAGCAGCGGCATTAGGCAAACCTGGTCTGCGCGGCAAACACCGAGAACGTCGCTGCTGCCGTCTTGATGATCGTGTACGAGTACACATCGACGCTTGAGGCGTTGCCCGAGGACGGGGCTGTGCCGCCCTGCCACCGCGTCGTAACGCCAGAGGTCGTGCCGTCTACCTGCACCGTTGTGTTGTAGTAGGGCGTGGCGCCGTTCGTCACAAGGAAAGCGACCGTAATGGCCTGTCCCGTGGAAAGGAGCGCATCAAGCGACGTACCGGCAGACCCTCGCAGGTTGACCGTCCAGTTAGCCGAGGCGTTGGTCGTGTAAAACAACACCGACTGCGTGGTGACATCGTAGTTGATCGTTCCGGTCGCTGCCGTGGCAGATACGGTCGTAGTCTCTGCGGCGTCGGTCAGGACTGCCCCAAGCGTGGAGGAAGTCCCGTTGAACGTCTGCGTAGCCGTGAACGTGGTTGCCGTGCCGGGGGCAACGTAATCCGTTCCTGCGGTCGCGGCAGAGAACGCCAACGCCCCATTGCCCTTCAGGATGCCGGTGACCGTAGATGCGCCTGTGCCGCCGTTAGGAACGGTCAGGACAGAAACCGTCGTCAGGTTCTTGGACGCATCGGTCAGCATCACACTTGAGGCCGTCTGCGTCGGCGCGTTAAGCGTCTGCACAGACAGCGTAGTCCCTGACTCCATCGTCATGTCCCGTGGGACGGAATAGCCGTCGCCTACGCCGGGGGCGCGTATCTGCGGTACGGACGTATCTAGGGCAAGGACTTCAAGATTAGCCATACTTACCTCACGCGGTCAGCGCGGCAACCTTCATCTGGAACGCCTTGACGCGCTCGTCAAGGGCGGCGCGATCTTCTTCCAACTTTGCCTTGGCGGCAAACAGCGCATCGGTGTTAGCCAACAGGCGCGCCTCACGATCCTGCAACGCCTTTTCCTGACGCTGGATGTCCTTGGCGTGGTTGTCCAATTGCGTAGACCGCTCGTTGTAGTCCTTGTCAAACACGCCGATCTTGTTGGCAAGACTGGCTTCGCGCTTGGCAAGTTCAACGTGGTGGTTGTGCGCGGCCTTCAACTGCTGCGTGGATTCGTCCAACTGCTTCTTGATTTCGGCTTCTGCGTCGGCCTTGATCTTCTGCGCTTCAACGCGCAGCCGGTTGGCGTCCTCTACGGCACTCATGGCGCCCTGGCGCTTTTCCAGTTCGTCGCGCAACTGCGCAAGAGCCGCAAGGTCGCGGGGCAACTGCTTGGTGAAGTACCCAAGGTAGTCGATGTTTTCGGAAGGATTGGTGATGTGCATGACGGCCTCAAGCGTAGTAGGTGACGTTAAGCGCAGCGCTCGCCACGGTTTCAATGAACCGAATCTGCGTCAGGTCGCCGTCGTACTGAAGCGTGACACCCGCCGCAAGGGGCATTCCCACCGAGGCGGTAGGGGCTACGCCGTCGTCGCGCCACCGCACCGATTGGGTCTGCGGGATAATGACCGCGAACGTGGGGCGGCAGGAAATGCCGTTGGCGTCAACGGTCGGGACAGTCAGCGCCGTGGAAGCACTCAGCGAGGTGATCTGCTGATACCCCAAGCGGGTTGTGATGGTTTTAGACATATAAGCTCCTGTTAGACCGGCACTTCTTCCCAAGTCAGACGGCCAGCGACCGAAAACACGGTGCTGGAAACGGTATTAAGCAGCGCCAACACGCCACCCGGCGGCACGAAGATGCTGCCGTCGAAGTCCTCCGTACCCGCGTAAGACGGAAGCAGCGCGGTCGAGGCGAGCGTCGTGTAGGTTAGGCCCGAGGGCGACGGCAGAGCCGAAGCAGCCATGATGGCGAGGTTGTTGGTCAGGCCCGTTAGGGCCGTGGTGCCGAAGAACCCACGCGCCGACGAGCCGCTAGTGGCCAGCGTGCGAGCGTTGAACGGGTTAGACCCCGTGCTGACCGCGCCGTTTCCGAGCGACGAGGCCCACACGAACGCTCCGGGGGCAGCGCCCGAGGTCAGGTTGTTCGCAACGACCGTCAGCATCGCTTGGAGGATGACGAGGTTGACGGTGGACGATGACGGGTTGTAGACGCCCAGAATCGGGGCCGTGGTCGCAGTCAGCGTAATGGTGTTAGCGGACAGCGCCGAGAGGCCGGTGTTGCCGGTGAAATAGACGTTGTTGCGGTACACCTGCTCGTAGAAGCGACCGTGCAGATTCGAGACGATGGAATCGCCCAACTGACCGGAGCGGCCATTGACGATCGCATTTGGACCAGCAGCCGAGGGCTGACCAACGATGTTCTGGGTGATAGGCATGGAAATGCTCCAGTTAGTAAGACGAGAACCCGGTGACGTTCAGCAATACGCTGGCCCCGGTTGTGCCAGCCGTGTAATTGAGTGCCGTTGCAGCGGTGCCGCGCAGCGGAGTGGGGAACCGCAACTGAACGGGCAGCGTCATGCTCGCCGGTACGCTGAATGTCACAAGCGTTGTCGCGCCATCTTGAATCGTAAGCGTCGTTGCCGTCGCGTTCGTGTTTTGAAACGTAATGTTCGTAACGTTGGTGCGGATAGGTGACGCCTGTGCCGCACGAATCTGCGTCTGCGTGTTTGTCGTAACCGTCGTGCTGACGAAGAAATCAAGATCAGCCGGAGCGTACTCCTTGATGATCATCTGACCGGACACGGAATAGGTCGCACGAATCGCGTCACCAGACACCACCGTTGAGGCAGGTAGCGCGGTACGCGCCACGCCGCCTGCAATGATCGGGTTGGAGGTGGCGGCGGTGTCCTCCGCGATATTCCCGCCAACGGCCAGCATACCCGCTACACCGGCTGTAACAGCTCCGGTGCCGCCAACTTGCGACACGTTGAATGATGGCGTGGAAGCCGGGGCAATAGCCGCCGCGTTGCGCAGCACCATGTCGGCGCTAACAAGGCCGCTCGTCCACGCCGTGACTTGCGCACGGAAGAAACGCCCTGCCGTGGGGATGAGCCATTGACCGTTGGCCGTCGAGGTGTTGACCGGAGCAGCAGCGCCAGCCACAGGCCATGCGACCACGCTTGACCAAGTGCCGCCGTCGTTTGACGTTTGAAACGTCACCGTACCGGCCCATGTGCCGGTCAACTGCAAAACAATGCTGTTGTAACCCGTGGTATCAGCGACAACGATGGTGCCAAGACCTATGCGACCGTTGACCAAGCGCACGTTGTCGGCAAGGATCAATTGGCCGAAGTTGTTGGCCCTGATGCGCGTCGGATAGTTGTTCTGGTCTATCGCCGTGACAGGGACCGAGTACGCGGGGTCGTTGCCGACCAGCGTGGCCTGCGTGAACGGCAGGTCGTAGTCGGTCGTGCGCAGCGAGTACGACCCTGACACCGAACCCACAAAGTTTGTCGTCGTCAGGGCGCGAAAGAACCTCGCGCCAAGCGGGACATACAGCGTATCGGGGCCGTAGAACGTGTCGTTCGCCGCGTTGTCGTTGTTAAATGCGTAGGCTTGAATGTTGTAGTAGGTCGTGCCGTCTTGGCTTGCTTGCAGCGTCACGCCGCCCGCAAAATTGCCGTTAATCTGCACAATTGCCATTTTTTCGTTGGCGGTATCTTGCGCAGTAAACAGAACGGTGTTTGCGGCAACGACGGGGCCGAACGCGGTCGCCGTGCTGGGGTCGTTTGAATACACGCTTGAGACTGTTCCAGACGGGGTGTACAGCGTCCAAGCAGGGATCGCGTAGGCGTTCGGCGTACCCGATCCCGTATCGCGGTAAACGAACAACTGCCCCGTGGAGTCTACGAATACGGTGTCCGACAGGCTCCCACCGCCGCCGCCACCGCCTCCCGTAGTGGGCAGGGCGTTCGCGGAACTGACGTCAACGGGGTTGCCAAAAGCATCCTCAAAGGCAATGACGGCTCGTTCGGGTGCGCCCGTGTACTTCATGCGAGGAACTTCAGCTTGTAGAGCGTGGAAAGATACAGCCCCACCACTTCGTCAATGATGTTCTGTATCGCAGAATCTTTTTCCTCGCAGACCTTGTAGCGGTTGGCCTCAATCTCCGCGAGGGAGTCGGTCAGAAACTCAATGACGTTGCCGGTCTTTTTGGCAGACTGGAGCGAAATCGGCCCGATTAGCCCGTGACGGCCCTGATAGGTCTCGGCAAAGGAATCGGCCAAGTCCACGATACCGTCGTAGAACTCGTTGAGCGCCTTGTGTTTGGCGTAGGAACGGGTGTTGAGATGCACGGAATGGGTGACATCCCGCGCCAGGAACAGATGACCTACAAAGTCTGCCGCCTTCATTGCATTTCTCCACCCATCGGAGGCATTTCTACCCCCATGTCGGTTTCACGTGGAACCGGAACCATCTCGCCGCTTGACATCATACCTGCAAGTGTGCCCGCGACGATATCCTG